AATCCTCAAAAGTTTATTGATTACAACATTAAAGACGTAGAACTCGTAGATAGACTTGAAGATAAACTCGGTCTAATTACTCTAGCTTTGACTATGGCTTATCGTGGTGGTGTAAACTATGGTGATACCTTTGGCACTACTGCAATATGGGATTCTATTATCTTCAGAGATCTTTATGCAAATAAAGTAATTGTCCCATTTGCTGAAGATAAAATGAAAACTCCGTATCCCGGTGGTTACGTAAAAGATCCTTATGTTGGCATGCACGATTGGGTAGTATCTTTTGATCTTAACTCTCTGTATCCTTCTATTATTATGCAATGCAATATGTCACCAGAAACAATTGCTGTTGGTGAAGTTGCTAATGTGGATCCAGAAAAGATTTTAAGTAATCCATCTATTGTAAATAATCGTGGGAAATGCTTAGCAGCTAATGGTCAATATTTCAATATATCTGAGCAGGGTGTGTTACCAAAGATTATTAATGAAATGTATGCTGAACGTGTTACAGTGAAAAAGGAAATGCTTTCAGCTAAGCAAAGATTAGAACAGGCTGATAAGTCTAATAAACAAGAAATTTACAACATAGAAAAAGAAATTGCCATTGCTGAAAACAAACAGATGGCAATCAAAATTCTACTTAACTCACTTTATGGTGCAATGGGTAATAAGTACTTTAGATTCTTCGACCAAAGAATTGCTGAAGGTATTACACTTACTGGTCAGTTAGTTATTCAATGGGCAGAAAAGGCTATTAATGATTACCTTAACAAAGCTCTTAAAACTAAGAAAGACTATGTTCTTGCAATTGATACTGATTCACTATATGTAAACCTTGGCGATCTTGTAAAAGCAGTAAAGCCTAATAACCCAGTAGACTTCTTAGACAAAGTATGTAATGACGCTTTAGAACCGGTTCTCGAAAAAGCTTACGACGATTTCTTTAAGCTCATGGGTGGTATAGAAAACCGCATGGTTATGAAACGTGAAGCCATTGCTGATCGTGGTATCTGGACTGCAAAGAAAAGATATATTCTTAATGTACATGATAATGAAGGTGTTCGATATACTGAACCCAAACTCAAAATCATGGGTATCGAGGCTATTAAATCGTCTACACCGGCTCCATGTCGCGATGCTTTAAAAAGAATGTTTAAAGTTATTATTACATCTAACGAACAAGAAGTTCAAAAAGCTATTAACGATTTTAATAACTACTTCAAGACTTTGCCACCCGACGAAATAGCTTTTCCTCGTGGTATAAGTAACATTGCTGGCTTTAAAGATCGAGAAACAGTTTATAAGAAGGGTACGCCCATTCACGTAAGAGGTGGTTTGCTCTACAATAAATTGATCAATGATCTTAGCCTGAAGAACTATGGACCAATACAAAATGGTGAAAAGATCAAATTTATTTACCTAAGAACACCGAATACAATCAAAGAAAATGTAATTTCATTTCCAGATTATCTTCCTCCTGAATTTGGTTTACACAAATATATTGACTTTGATTTACAATTTCAAAAAACTTTCTTAGACGCAATTGAACCTATATTGGATGCCGTTGGTTGGTCTTCCAAAGAGGTTGCTTCTCTTGAAGATTTTTTCGTATAACATATTTACAATCACTCAAAAATAGTGTATAATGGAGACTATGATGGAAATTAAATTAGTAAGGTTATCAACCGGTGAAGAACTTGTATGTGAGTACGAGTATTCTCCACATTTAGCAAAGCATAAAGTTCGTAATGCTTTTATTATTATCCCAACAGGAGATGGTAAAATTAGCTTCTTACCTTATATGCCATATTCGAATGCTAAAGATGGATTTCAAATAAGCGATAATTTTGTAATGTGGGTAGTAGATCCTGCAGATCAATTACGTGATCATGTAAAAGAACAGATTGGTTCTATTATCACGCCGGATAAAAAAATTATTTTATAAGGAAAAAATATGAGTAGTAACTGGGTACAAGATATTAATGACATGCATGCCAAATTTGGTGTGCATGATTGGGTTGCAAATGCTTCACAAGAAGATTTAAAACAATATCTTATTTTTAGGTTGGCTTTTCTCAAAGAAGAACTAGATGAAACATTCAAAGCTTTTGGTGAAAAAGATCCTGAAGAAATTGTTGATGGTCTAATTGATCTATGTGTTGTAGCAATTGGAACTCTTGACGCATTTCAAGTAGATCCATATAAAGCGTGGGATGAAGTACATAATGCTAATATGTCTAAAGTTGTTGGCGTAAAACCTGAACGGCCTAATCCACTCGGGCTTCCGGATCTAGTAAAACCCGAAGGCTGGCAAAACCCATCTCATGAGGGAAATCATGGTATCCTTGACAATATTCAATAATATATACGACAATAAAACAGATAAGCAAATGGAGTATAATTCATTTGAAGAGTTTGAATCTGTTTTGTATAAATTATCGAAGTCTAATAAGTATCCAACTAAAAAGGATGCGCCATTAATCTCTCCAGCTATTTACAAGCCCGATACAACTCGGGCTAATGACAATGTAGTTGGCTGGGGTGGTTTTGGTATTGTAGATGTAGATGATTACGTTGGTAATGTCGAAGATATTCATGAAAAGTATAAAGACTATTACTATGTCTGTTATTCTACTGCTTCTTCTACAAAAGAGTTTCCAAAGTTTAGATTGGTATTTCCACTAACATCTTATGTAGACAGAGATGATATTAAACATTTTTGGTTTGCGCTCAATAAAGAAATTGGCGATATTGCGGATGCTCAAACACAAGATTTAAGCCGTATGTATTATATACCTGCCGCTTATAAAAAGGCTTATAACTTTATCTTTACTCATCAGGGTATGATTATGGATCCTAGAGAGATAATGAATAAGCACAAGTATGTCTCTCCAAGTACATCATTTTTTGATAAGTTGCCTCAATCGATTCAAAAGGGTCTAATTGAACATCGAAAAAGCCAATTAGTCAATACCGATTATACTTGGACCGGATATCAAGATTGCCCGTTTATCAATAGAGCTCAAGTTGAAGAATACAAAGCTATTACTGGATCGGGTTGGTATCTTAAGATGTATCAAATAATGGTATCAATTGCTGGTAACGCAATGTCACGTGGTTATCCAATTAGCCCACAAGAAATTGCATATATAGTTCGGGACTTGGATAATGATACAGGTGGGTGGTATCAAAAACGTGCTGTTGAAAAAGAAGCAGAACGTGCTATAGAATTTGTATTTAAGAATAGATTGTGAGGAAATCATAATGGCAGCAAAGAATGATATAACTGGAGATGCAATTAGATCTAAAACTCTATCTGATCAAGGTAGAGATAACTGGGATCGAATCTTTAGTAAAGGAGTAAAAGGAACTGATATGTGGTATCATTTGTGTAAGCACAATGGACCTATTGATGTCGCACGAGGCGAAGCTTGTAGCTGGTGTGGTATGAGAGAAAATGGTGCAATAGATTAAAAAACTGTTTACATCCTCAAAAGATTATTGTATAATATATTAGTAAATTGGCTAAAGGTACTTTATTATGTTTCGCACTTCTACTAATTATGTAATGACTATTGACACTAATTCTATTGATGATTTCTTCAAGCTTGAAGCTGTAAAAGAAACTGTCAAGATTATTAACTCGACTCTAAAAGATGGTGAACGATCGAAGCGAGTTGTATTGCGAGGTCGTAAACCACGTTCTAAAGTAAACGGTAAATCATACGACTGGGGTGGCAATATTGTTGGTGGTATTGCTAATGCTTCTATGATTGATGTTTATGTATACAACCGATAAGGAATTATATGAAATACGATAAAGGTAAACCACCCATTCATTTAGTTCCACCTGAGTGTATCATAGGTGCAGCTAATGTCTTTGGCTTTGGTGCAGCCAAGTATGGTGAAAATAATTGGCGTTATGACGTAAGTAATACTTCTTATGGTAGAACTTATTCTTCAATTCAACGACATCTTAATGCATTTTGGTCTGGTGAAGACATTGATCCAGAATCTGGATTACCTCATATTGACCATGCTATCACGCAGCTTATGATTTTAAAGATGCAAACGATTGAAGGACCTGAAATGGACGACCGATATAACTAAAGGAAATATAATGAAAGTAAGTGATATTAGAAATAAGTTTCTAGATCTGTAC